TTGCCATCTAGGTTTTTTCTAATTGTCTTGTTGGACTGATGGCCCTTGAATCTATCCCAATCACCGCCGTCAGCTTCATCGGCATAACCAATCCTTGAGCCGTCTATGTTCAGCCCACCTGTGCCCCACTTGAGCACATTGTTAGCAACTGTTCCTTCTATTGGTTTTCTGGCAACTATGACTGGCTCAAAGGCTGGCTTTAGTGCTGTTCCCCATCCTTGCCATTGTTGAGCTTCAGGTGTTGCTGGTGCTGTGTCAAAAGCTGTCTTGCCAACTGTGCCAAGCTCGTACAGGTTTTCTTCTTTTACTGCTTGCTCCCTTGAGTTTGGGTTGCGACCTATGACCTCACGCTCTGCCCCTGCTTGCTTGTCAATAGCTTTGCTTACATCCAGCGACTTAGGAAATCCTGACCCATACAGCCAGGCAATCGAGTCCCTAAGCTCAAACCCTGCATCCTCAATCGCTACTGCAACTCGGTGATAGGTGCGTGTCCCACCAAAGCTAAGTAAGTGTCCACCTGGCTTTAGCACTCTTAGGCATTGTTGCCAGAGTTCAACAGAATAAGCGATACCTGATGAGTCCCATTTCTTACCCATAAAGCCAAGCTCGTAGGGTGGATCGGTGACTATTGAGTCAATGCTGTTGTCGGCTAGGGTTGGCAAGATGTCTAGGTTGTTGCCATGCAGTATTTGGTAGGTCATTTATCTCTCTCTGGCAAGTCAAGCAAAAGTCTAAGGGCTAACTCAGCTTGCTGTGGCACTACTCCATTACCTGCAAGCTTTAGCTCATCATTACGCTTTAGATCATGTCCGGTTATCCAGCCATCGGGTAGCCCCATCATCCACTCTGTGAACTTAGAGCTAAGGCGATGGTTGTTGTCTTTTCCGTCTGGCTTTGTAGGCTCTGGTGCAGGTCTGCCAAGGATAGTTTCCCAGCGTCTAATGGCTGGCTCAAACTTGCCCCAGTTTCCTAAGTAAGCCACATCATGCAGGGTTGTTCCAGTGTGATGCTTTGATCCTGGTTGCCTACCAGATGTTGCATTGCGACTCTGTATTGCAGTTGCAGTTGGTAGCAACGATAAATCTTTTGCCTGATTTGAAAGCCACACTTGTCCTGTCTTACCTTTGACCTTACTCGTTTGCTGTGATGGTGCCTTAGTGCCTTCGGTGGCAACAGGTGTCATAAATAATTCAATCTTGTGAAACACTTGAGCAAGAGTGACTGAGTGCATTGAGCCTGGCTTTTGTTGTGTGCTTGCAAAGTTGGCTGTGTATTGGTCAGATACTGTTGGGGTAGGCAGTGATGAATACTCGGAAGCGTTGGTGTGGTGCACCTGCATCGGAAGCTCGTATGCCACGCCACTTTGCGTCATACCCGATGTCGGCCAAGTCACCGAGAACAGCTCCAAGTGCTCTGAGAACAATGCCTCGTTCGGCTTGGTCCATAATTTCAGGTCCGTATTCCAGACCGCTATCTGCTTTTGCACTTAGTAAGCCCCTTACATTTTCGATTACAACAAGTGATGGTCTGAGGATGTCTATTGCTTTGTGAAACTCTGACCACAGACCTGATCGAGTTCCTTCTTGTAGTCCGGCTCGCTTGCCAGCAAGTGATAAGTCCTGACAAGGAAATCCCCCTGTAAGGATGTCAACAGGCTCTACTGAGTGCCAGTCAACTTGTGATACATCTCGGTAGTTAGGCACACCAGGGAAGTTAGCCTCAAGCACTTTGCTTGGAGCATCTTCCCACTCACAATGCCAAGCTACTGTTGCCCCTGTCACCTTTGATACAGCTAAGTCAAGACCGCCATAACCGCTGAATAGGCTGCCGATTTTCATAGCTTGTAAACAGTCCCAGTAAAGTGTTGACCTTTGACTAATGGGAATACAAGCAAGCCAGGGTCAGAGTCATCGCCACCCATCCCAAGCCTGTACCAGCTTGAGCCGGCATCGAGTGTTGGGCATTGGATAACCCATCGGCTGTGGTCGTTGCGTCTGCCTGACTCTTTGACAGTTAGGTGATGGAAGTGGCCATGTATCAGGATGTCTGCATCTTTGACTGGCTGGTTGCCATGCGACTGATTCCGCCACCATTGCACAATGCCATCAGGTCGAGCTGCTTGGTGTCCATGCACTAGCCCAAGGATCATCTGGTTATCGCCCCAAACATCTAGGGCAAGTGATTCATCGTTGGCTTGTGGCTCAAAGAATCTAACCGGCAGACCTACCTCTTGAGCGAGCCTTGCAAGCTGTCGCTGGATGTGGATGCCCCAGTCATCGGTTGGAGTGCCGAGCTTGAGCTTGCCAGCTCGCCAGGCACAATGATTAGATCCGACTGAGGCTGCTGTTATAGGTGCGTGTTTGGCAAGTAGCTTTAGGGTTTCCCACTCGAAGGTAGCCTCAAGGTCAACCTGTTGCATCAAACTGAGGTCGTTGGTCCTGTTAGGGTTTCCACCTGACTCAAAGCCCTCGATGCTGTCACCGACATTTAGGAAGTAGATGTGGTCTGGCTTTTCTTGTTTCAGGTAGTCATCTAGCCTTGCTTGCTTTTCTGCAATGCGTTCGATTAGCTCAGGGGTTCCACCTCTGATGTCACCAGCTTTACCTGTCTGAGCATCTGACCAACAAACAACAACAGCTTTGTCGTTCTTTTCTTTTGGCTTTGCAACTTTGACTGCTCGCCTTGCCTGGGCATAAAGGGTTGGCAAGTCAATGTCTGCCTCTGTCTTGTTGCGGAAGTTGAACCGCCAGCTAACCAGCCAGTCCCCACCCTCTCGCTGTTGCCAGCGTGAAGTTCTAACAGGACCATAGATCTCTACTCTCTCAGGGTCAAAGCCTTGGTCTATTAGAAACTGGGTGAAGTCTGGCTGGTCGCCAGTTGTCGGTGGGGTTGTCGCCTGGCCGTTAGTGCCATCGAACTCCACCGCAGGTCGCCAATCCTTTGGGGCCGTAATCCTTGGGGTTGGCTCAAGATTTTCTAACACAGCTGCACCTTCCGATTCTGTGAGTGCGAACCGGTTGCTCGCTGATTGTGATGCCTCGCTTGTTTAGCTCATGTGTCAATGTCGAGTGTGGCCACTCTGGATTGGCAAGTGCCTCTTTTAGTATCTCTTGGTCTTTTGTTTCTAGCGATTCAATCACAGTCCTAACTTTACAAGCTGGCTGTTTCTTTGGTGGTGTAAGCCCTTCAAGCATTTCTGCCCCCTTAGTGTCTGCCTCGTGAGATGTAAGCCTTGACTAATCTGCCAAGGTAAAACTCAATGCGGTACTTGTACCAGCGTAATAGGAAAGTCCAGTTTGTCTTGTGTCTAATCATCCTGTGTTTTGCCATTGTCCCTCACCGCCTCAATAATCTCCACGATGCGTTCCAAGGTGTCTATGTCAGCCGTCATGCTTAGCACTGCATCCTGGTGTATCTCTCGGATTACTGCCTCAGTAAAGAACTCAAGCGTGTCATGGTGGGCATCGTTGTATCCGGCAGCATAGCCTCGGTACCAGGTATCTCTGAGCTTTCGCTTAGCCCACTTTCGCATTGAGGATCTAAACATGACCATCCTCAATCGCCTTGGCTTGTGCCTCAATCTCGTTGACTATCTTGGCAAGCTCGGCAAGCTGGATGCTCAGTAGATCTAGCCTCATCTCAATCTCCTCGATGCTTAGTCCCAATTTGCACCTGCCAAGTTAGCTCTCATGTCAGAGTTGTATCTGCCTTCTATCTCGGCAGCAATGTCCTCGGCTGTAGCCTCTGGATGATAAGCGATGTATTCAAGGATGGCCTCACGCTCGTAGCGTTTGCCGTTGTTGAATCCTGATGTGTATTCGGTGTCAGTCATGGATCTTGTTTTCTATCCTGGCGATTACAAAGTCCAGAGCGTTCATCCATTCCTCACAGCCATGACAGGTGCAAAGGGTCTGGTCTTTTGTTTCTGCCAGCAACCTAATGATGTGCTCACGCTCGTGCTTGACTCCGTGATTGAAAGCCTTGATGGAGCTGGTTGCAATGATGTCCTGTAGCTCGCTCATGCTTCCACCTTTGGCCTTCTGTCAATAGTTGCTAGGTAGCCCATGATCATGTGTCCGGTTGCGATGTCGAGTGTTCGGTCAATCTGCATCGCTTGGATAAGCGACTCAACTGCCTTCTGCTCATCTCTCCTGCCCTTGATGTAGGCAGCGAGCTTATCTGCTGGAATCTGAGAAACTGCTATTTGTATCAACTGGCACCCCTTCGATTAGGTCAATGATGATTGTGATTGCTTTGGTTGGCTGAGGATAGGCAGCCTTGATAAGTCTTAGGACTTCATCCTTCATAAGTTTTCGGCCCATGTAGATGCCGTCAGACTTAGCCACACCAAAGTTGTATTGGTTCGGGTTGTAGTCCATGACTGCAAACTCGATTGGTTCAGGGTTGTAGTTGGCCATTTTCTCTCTGTTCTATGTAGGTGTCTTGGATGTGTTGCAGCAGGGTTAGCCTGGCAAGTTGTTTCTGGATGTGGTACTTGTCTGTTTCAGGGTTGCCCCCTTTAGCCTCGTACTCAGCGTTGGTCCAGAGCCTTGCTTCCTCTAGGACTTGTGCGAGATGTTTCTTATTCATCTGGCACCCTTGCGAGTGAACCAAAGTGCGATGACTAGGAAGTGGATTGCAAGTAGCACACAGCCAATCAGGTAGCCGAGTGTGACGCTGTATTCCTGTATGGCAAGTGTCATGCCAAAGGATAGAAACACGCTGACTGTAAGTAGCCAACCTTTCATTTGAATCTCCTAACCGGCCCCCCTTGGGCCATGTCTAAACTCTATACCTGTTTTTTGAGTTTTTTGGGAGATTTTTAGGTTTTTTTGCCTTTTTCGGCGTGTCGTTATTCTAGGCTTTTGACAGTGATTGTGGCCCCTGGTTCAATGCCTTGGGCGTAGAGCTTTCGGGCTGAGATGCGAGTGATCCTGCTGTCATCGGTATAGACCCCTGCAATAGCTAAGGCATCGCCTACTGACCGGACCAGCTTGTCTAGATCTGGGGCTACTGAGGGGGATGAGCGTTTTACCGATGCTGGCTTTGCCATGTAGAAGTTGACCATAAGCTCGCAGGGGCCGTCTATCGGCTCCCAGTCGGCTGGCAGGGTCGCAATGACCTCGTTGACTATGGCAGTTCGCCAAGCCTTGTGTTTCTTGCTGTTGACCTGGACTATTCGGCCCTGCATGATGGCGTGACTGCCTTGGCTGGCAGGATCACCGACAACACTAAGGCTTACCTCTGCCATGTAGTTCCCATGCTCCCATTATGGCAGCGATGGCGTAGATAAAACCGAGAGCTAGTCCCAGACCCCCAAGAACGCTAGTGGTGTTCAAGGATAGGTTGACAAGAACCCCAGCGGTGAGAGCTGGGACTAGCCATCGGAGATTTTTCAAAAGGGTGTTGGCTCGTGGGTTGGCTCAAACAATGACTTGACCAACTGAGCTGGGTCAGCAGGGGTGATGTAAGGGTTGTTGATGCTCACCTTGATGGACTGCTTTGCCTCACCCTCTTTGTTGGTCCAGTTGTCAATCTCGGCTGAATAAAGACCCTCAACCTGTAGCTCATCGCCAACATCGTAGGTTCCAGCTTGCTTTAGCCAAACTGTGTATCGCTTGGTGATTGACTCGCCAGCCTTGGTCTGAAACTGCTCTGATACTTCTAGCCCTTTGCCTTCGTAAAATACTCGGCTAACAGTGCCCTTTACTTTGATACTTGCCATCTCTTTTTTCCTTATCTCTTGTTGTTTTGTTTACTCTAGTGGTCACCTAAGACATGATTGGGGTTGGTGCAGTCTGTGTGCCCACAAGATCTAATGCCAGGTAGGACTGGCTGGCCGTCAAAGATTGGGATGGTAAGGGTTGCCTTATCAAACTCACCTTGCCAAGGGATGCACTTTTCAGAGCCATACTTGATGACCAAGGCTCGGTGCATCCGGCAGGACTGGCACTTGAGGTCTTTCCTCTTTCGCTTATGGGTGTTGACCTTCCAGGTAGCACCACATCGGCAACACAGTGCCACATTGTCATCCACGCCATAATCTTAGCCTTCGACAACTCTGGCATGGTGACCCTCGAACTTGAGCCACGCTTTGTTTGTGGTGCCATGTCGGTTCTTTGCGACATTGAGAATCATCTGGGAACGCTCCCAATCTTGGTCACCCTCAAGTTGCTCTCGATGCAGCAAGATAACAACATCGGCATCCTGCTCAATGCCACCTGAATCTCTGAGGTCTGCCATGTCAGGCTCTGAGTTCTTTCTTTGCTCTGGGCCTCGGTTGAGCTGGGCTAGGGCAACAACAGGAACCTCTAGATCTCTGGCAAGGTTCTTGAGTCCGATAGAGATGTCGGTAATCATCTCATAACGCTTTCGACCCTTTTCGGTGTCCTGAATCAAGCCAAGGTAGTCAACGACAATAGCCCTAAGTTTGCCGTCTGACTTTACGCTGTTTGCTAGTGCCCTAATCTGCTGGATCGTCTGCCCTGACTTGTCATGGATTGCCAGCTCATGCTTTGTCTGCCTAATTGTCTGAGCTATCTTTTGCCACTCGTGATCTCTAACAGTTCCCTTTTCAATGTTGCCGAGATAGACAGAGGCTTCCATAGCGATGATGCGGTTGTAGAGTTCGGCCTTGCCCATCTCAAGGCTGTGAAAAGACACAGGGCCAGACTTGGATAAGTGCCAAGCTAACTGCAACCCGATGATGGTTTTACCTACACCTGGTCTGGCACCAACAATGTAAAGGGCACCTGGTCGAAGTCCCCCGATGATTTTGTTGAGCTGGTCCCAAGGTGTCAGGGGATAGTTGCGTGGCTTGTCTAGCTCATCAAGGTAAGGGATTAGCTCGTCATCAACATAGCTTGGCTTGACTGCAATGTTTCGCTCGATGATTCCGTCAATGCTTTTTTTAGCCTTGTCCATCACCTCTGCAAGGTCTGAATACTTGGCTGTCTGGCTTATGACAGATGCAGCAGCACTCAATCGCCGTCTTGTGCTTTCCTCAACAACCTTGCCGGCGTAAAAGTCAACAGAGGCAGCAGTTGGGGTAGCTGTGACAGCATCATGCAAGTAGCTGGCAAGCTTTGGCAATCTAGCCCCGACTGTGATGACATCTATCGGGTTGCGGTGGTGCTTCATCTCTAGCATGGTCTTGTAGATGATCTCGTGGCTTGGGTCTAGGAAGTCATCTGGTGTCAAGGTCAGGTCATCGAGTGCCTTGCCGTTGGTCAGCAGGATTGAGCCGATAACGGATAGCTCAAAGTCATTCATGCCAGATGCCAATCTTTAGTTTGCCCAGAGGTTTCTTTTCTTGCACTTCAACCGACTCGTAGAGTTCCTTGTTTAGCCATGAGGCTGGGTAGGGGATGTAGGTGATGTCAGGAAGCTTGCTCTCAGAGTAAGCCTTGGTGAGGCCAATCAACTCATCAGCGGTTTTTCTTTTGATTGCTTTGTTCCAGGCTTTTAGGGCATCAGCTTTAGCTATGCGTTTAGGGTAAAGATTCCAAAACTCATCAAACCTGTCATTGCTGGTTTTCTTTGATGTTTCTTTGATGGTTAAGTTAATGTTTTGCGTGCCAACAGGTGTCACCCCTGATTTACCTGAGCTGTCACCCCTGCTTACCCAGTTTGTCACCCCTGATGCTGAATCTGTCACCCCTGCCGGAATTGTAATCCAATAGAGATTGGTTTTGTATTGGTGATTTGTAGGTGCGTTTTGCAGTTCAATCTTTAGCTCACCAAGCTCAACCAACTCTTGCAGGTCACGCTTGACTGACCTCTCAGAAGCGTTTGCATACCTGGCAAGGGTGGCAATAGACGGCCACGCTCCCTGATCTCCCAAGTGATTTGCAATACCAAGCAGGACAAGCTTTGCCCTACCTGTTGCTTTTGATTGGTTTAGAACTAAAGAAACTGCTTCAATGCTCATCTTGCAGCTGCCCTCTCAGCCATTAGCATCATGACAGTTGGGCTAATGACTCTGTTATCGTAGCCCTCTTTGACCAGCATCACCCATTGGCCGTTGTCGAGTCCCATAGCCTGGTAATCCATCTCGGCCATAAAGATGTTTCCGCCGTAGTTTTCAAGAACCTCGGCAAGGTTTTTATTGTCCCAGTTAAACACAAATGTGCCTTCCTCTAAAAGGTTGGCACACTAGACTTGTAGCGATGCCAACAGTCTACTTGTTGGTATTACGCCGTCTAGAGGTTCCGATCTCTAGGCGGCACTTTTATTTAGTTATGGTTTTACCTTAGCACCTCAAAAGTATTCGATGTCATGCTCGACCTCGTGCGTGTTGTATTCGTTGTCTAGCAGGAACCAGCCGTTGCCCATGTAAACAGGCGTAGTTTCAGGCTCTTGCCATCTCTCTAGCTTCCAACCAAACTTCCTGCCCAGCTCTGCAAACTTGCTGTTTGACTCAAGCAAGCCGTTAGCCTCTGAGCAAAGCACAATGATGTTGCTAGGTCTGTCTAGGTCTTTACTGCCACCCATGCCTCGGTTCTTGCGATGCTGAGGGATAAGCGTGTCATCGGTAGTGCCACAGTGCGAGCAACACTTGTCACGATCCAGAAACTTACTAAAGGTTTTCTTGTTCATCATCATCCCAAGGGTCGTATTTTTTAGCTGGCATCTCACCTGGTTGGAAACCCATAGCAAGCTGTGTGTCTGCCAAACCGCTGGTAGGTGTGTCAGTGATGTCCTGCTCTGTGCAACTGTGTTTCTTTCGCCACTCTCTGACTAGCACAATAGCTTTGGCCTCGTCAGTTTTGAACTTGGCACCACATGAGCAGGTTTCGGCAATCACCAGCCAAGGCTACCAGCTAGGCGTGTTTCCACTGTATTTCGACATTTTTGCTGATAACTGCCATCATTGTGGCTTGGTCTGAGAGGGTTTTTAGCTTGGTTCGGACCCTGTTGTATTCAGCTTTGGCTAGGTCAGCCTTTAGCTTTTCCTCTACTGCTTGCAACTTAGCCACAGCTTGCCGATCTGCCACTGTCCCAGCGTTGTTGATAAAGGCTAAAGATACTGCCTTGTCATAAGCAGCCTCAGCATCTGCCATTTTGCACTCAGCGTCATAGAGGGCATTAGCCCCCTTGTCCATCTCCTGTGTGATGCGTTGAAGCTCCTGGACTATGTGGCCCGGTGTAATAATTTCCATCTCTTAGCCTTCTCGCTCTCTCTCTTTGTAGTTGCCACAGCTCTGATACAAGGTCAAGTTCACCTCGGTCAAACTGCTGTTGCAGACACTCTTGAAGCTCAACTATTGAGGTCAGTAGTATCCTCTGTGCTTGTCGGTCCAACTGCTAGTTCCTGTATCTTTGCGAGAGTTGCCGGTGCTGCTTGAGCAGTCTTGGCTTGGCTATAAAGCAATCGTAGCCCCTCGATGTCATTGCCTAGATCCGTAGCCATTGCAATCCAGTCTTTGCTTGTTGCTCTAGGTGTTGCACCTCGTTGCACCTTTTCCATCTCGGTGCGACTAGCCCTCTTGTTGCCTGAGTAGTTTGCATTTGCCAATGCTCTACCGATGCTGCTGGTTTCACAGACCTCAAGTGCCGATGTTGCTTGTGGGCCTTTGTTGCTATCAACCTCAAAAGCTAAACCTGATGCTTTTGGCAAACCCTTTTCTTGGTCCTCGGCTGTTAGGTAAACCCAAGACCTAGTGACCCAAGTGCCAACCTGCCTGTCTTGCAGTGTGGTGATGTTGTCGGTAATGATTCTGCCGTCAGGATTGTCTTTGTAGAATCGCCTAATGCGTTCCTCAACAGTTTCGTAATCTTGCAGATTGAATCCAGCCATTTACTTGCCCTTCTGTAGTGTGATTAGCTGACAGCTATGTGAGCTGACCTCTAAAAACTTTTCCTGTTTTGTGTAGCTTGTGTCTTTTACGATAACTCGAGCCTCTGACAATTCCTGCTCAAAAGCAACTAAGGCGTGAGTTAGATCGTGGTTAATAGTGATAAACAAGGTCATCCTCTGGCCGTCAATAAACTTTTGCTTACGCTCAGAAAAGTGCAGTGTTGGGTAAGGGAATCTGTCCCCTGTCCAGTTGTGCTTGACCTCGACCTCTACCTGGTACTCGATGCCATTAGGGTCAAGTGCCAGTAGGTCAATGCCGTACTTGTCAGGGTTGACCCAAGCATCCCAGCCGTTTGATTCTAGGTAGCCAATGATGAGGTGTTTAGCCTTGTCATCGGTGTCGTAAAGCTCTTGGCTAAAGGCTTTCATTTTGCCTTCTCGTGGTGCAGATAAGGCATCCCACCAGCTCTTGATCTCAGGCTAATCAGGTGGTCCCCATAAACTAGCCCTCGCTTTTTACCTTCCATCGCTTTGATTACTCTGCTCTTTAGCTCAGTCATCTTGGTGTTAGCTGACTCGGCATCTGTCACAGCGTTGAAGTAATGCACACCAAGCTCATCAAGGTCAACCTCGCCATCCTCGATGTTAGGGTTCAAGGCTCTGACAGTTTCAAGTGTTGAGTTGCTACCATCCCAGTCAGGCATCTTGAAGTCAAGGCAAGCTTGCCGGAATCTAACAGCAGCATCAAACAAAGTATCTGCCTCAAACTCATCCCACTCAATTCCATACTCTTGGTAGCTCGACCCAGCTAGTGCTACAAGCTTTGCCTGTCTAATTCCAAAGACCTTCATGTACCAAAGCACTTGTGCCCGATAGCTCTGTGGCACTTGTGTCCAGTAGTCACGAGAGAACTTGACCTCAACAATGCCCCACTCACCATCAGCGGTTTTGTAAAGTCCGTCTGGGTTTGCTCTCATCCAAGGGTAGGTTTTGTTTGCCCAAGTTCCTGTTGTCAGGATCTCTAGCTCAGGATGCTCGTCTGCAAACAGTTGCAGGATTGGTTCCTCAAGAATTGTGCCGAGCTTCATGCTCATGTTAGGTGTTACCTCATCAGGTATCTGTCCTGTTTTCTTGGCCCACAAAGTTATGGGTGAGGTCCAACTTGATAGCCCTGAACAAGCGGCGATGTCACTGCCACCGATTGCACCTGGCTCATTGCGTAGCTCATGCCACTCAGGACTGCCATTGGCAAAGTCCCCTAGCAGGGTTGCCTCAAGCAACTGGTTGGTTTCGCTTGGTAGTTTTGATACTGGCAAGGTGTTCCCTCTCTTTCATCTTGTCCGGCAATCCACGCTAACTCTCTCGGCGTGGATTTGCCATTTAGCTTGAGATTAGTCTAAGTTGACCCTATGACAAGACAACTCGAAAGAAAATACATTGAGCTTCAACACGCCATAACTGAAAATGGGGGTGTCCAATGTAGCCAGTTGCCAGAGTGCTTTTTCCCAGAGGATGAGCCAGACTTGTACCTGCGTAAAAAGCTGATTGCTGTAGCTAAGGAAGTCTGCAACGACTGTCCTGTAAAGGCAAGGTGCTTTGACTATGCCCTATCAGCCCACATGGTAGGCATCTGGGGTGGCACTACTGCCGATGAAAGACAGAAGCTAAGGGGTTAGCCCTTTTTGTCAGTCTTGTCGGCAATCTTGCCAAAAGACTTGTTGATCTCATCAGCGTCAATCTGGCCATCTGCCAGGTATGAGCGAGATAGCTCCTGAGCCACATCTATGATTCCAGCGAAGGCTGCCATTGCTACTGCCTGAGCTACCTCAAGGCCAATGACTGCTCCACCGACAAAGATGCCTGTGACCTTCAAGATGATTACAGCTAGGGTTCTGCGTGCGATGTCTAACCACATAGGTCAGTCCTTTCGTAGAGGGTAAGTTGCTGCCCAAAGGGCAATGGTGATAAGGATGGCCCAACCAGCAAAGTCTTTAGCTGTGCCTTCAAGAACGACCCAAGCGATAGCTAGGCCAACAATGGTCCAAGCCTGTTCTAGTTGGTCTTTGATAAACCTCAAGGTTTCCTACCTGCTAATGCGACCTGGGTGACAATTACAGAGGCAACAATTACTTGCTGTGCCTGTTCTCGTACTTCTGGACTTAGATCCGACCCGATTGAGCGTAGGTTATCTACAAGTTTACCGACTGCCTCTAACGCTAGTTCAATGCTTATTGTTTCCTCTGGCAAAACAGGCTCAGGTGTAGGCTCGCTCGGAATTGTCGGCTCTGTGGGGCTCGTAGGAGCCTCAGTAGGCTCTGGGGTAGGTGTTATGACCTCTGGAAGCTTTGTGGGCTCTACAGGGCGTACAGGGCTTATAGGACTAGGCTCTGGTTCTGGGGTGGGTGTAGGGCTAGGTTCGGGGGTTGGCTCTGGCTCTATGGGAGCCACCGGAGCCACTGGCTCAGGCTCTCTGACAACTTCCTCAGTGCGAGCCACATCCTCTGTGCGTTCAACTGTTTCGGTTCTTTCAACATCTCGACTCACATCCTCGGTGCGTTGGACTTGCTCAGTTTCTGGTGCAGTTTCAGGGCTAGGAGTGGGACTGATAGGACTAGGAGCAATGTAGCCAGGATGGAAAAGCAAAGCAGGATCCAGCTCAGTGCCGTCACTAGATACAACACCAACAAAAGTGGTGAGCTGGCCAGCCCAACCACCCTCGCAAAAGTGTTGGGCAATGTTGCCTTTATCCAAGAAGTAGTTGTTCTCATTGTTCCATCCTGTCGCATAGCTTTGTTGATTGCCAGTTGAGTCGGCACAGGTAATTGTGGCCCAAGCTTGTGAAGCGTAGGCAGGGGTTGGTTGCCAGACCATAAAGAAAAGAAAAAAGCCTACAAACATAAGTCGTAGGCTTTTCTTTTTGGCTAGTTTACTTACCAAGTTTGGGTTGCACCTTTGGGGGTTTGGGGGCTTTGACTACTGGGACTGGCTCGTGAACTGGGGCAGGGGCTACCTCACCTGTGTCCGGTGTTGCTAGTTTGACCTCAGCGTTTAGTTCCCACTTAGCAATGGCAGTCTTGACAAACTTGAGTGGATCTACAAAGCCCTTGCCATCTGATGTCCAGCGGTGAACTCGACCCTTGCAGATCTCGAAGTGTAGGTGTCTGCCAGCCGATGCACCGGTGTTGCCCATGATGCCTAGTCGAGTACCGGCCTTGACCTTCTCGCCCTTGACAACAGTTAGGGAACCCTCGACCATGTGAGCGTAGCGTGTGACATAAGCCTCGCCGTCAATGATTACTCTTAGGTCAACATAGTAGCCAACCCCACCTAGTGAGCCGTCTGGGTTTTTTAGCTTTGATGTGCCAGCAGCAATGACCTTGCCGTCATGCCAGGCTTCGTTCCAAATCTTTGCCTTTGGTCCCCAGAGATCTACACCATTGTGATGTTTCTTATACTTCTCGATTGGGTGAATACGCCAGCCAAAAGGTGAGGTGACTTTCCAGTCTTTACCGAACTTGCCGTCTAGGGGCATCTGAGGTCTTGATGTCATTACTTTCCTGTCATGTTGATTACGAGTCCAAGGATGGCGATAACTGCACCGGTTAGCCCTGCGTAGGCAATCCGCTCAATCCAAGCAAGCCGAGCTAGTGTCAGCTCAACCTCTCTCAGTCGGTCTGGTACTTGATCCAGGTGATTGAGCTTTTCCAAGATTGCCACAAGGGTTTGACCATGCTCAAGTTGCTTGGCGTAAATTGCTTGCTGGGTTATGCTTACCCCAGTTGTTTCCTCAGCCATTATGCGGTGATAGCAGCGATTTCAGAGTCAGTCAGACCCAGAGCTTTTAGCTTGGCATTAGCAGAGGCTTTAGCTGTTTCTTTTGCTTCCTCGGCAGCCTTGCGTTCTGCTTCCTGAGCTTCGTAAGCTAGGCGGTCAGTTTCTCGTTGTGCTAGTTCCTCGGCTGTTAGAGGTACTTCTGTTGCTTCGCCTGTTGAGCAGTCCACTACTAGCTTGGTGATTACTTCTGTCATTTTCTTTTCTTTCTTGTTATGAGGTGGTGACTATTCCGTCAGAGCCTTTTGTTATTTTGTAAAGGGAAATTATTGAACCAGCCGCCAAGTTTCCACCAGACCCAGTCAAAAATTCTAGGCTGGTTATAGCTGCTGTGCTACTCCACAATCCTGCGGTAATTGCAGCATAAGTAACAGTTGCATTGTTTTCAGCCACGCTATCTGCGGAGTATGATTTGTTAGTAGAGCCAGTGTAATTTGGAATGTAAAGAACTGTGTTTCCAAAGGTGTCTGCCGTAGAAGTGTTGCTTGGCTCAAACCCAATAAGTCCAACAGTTGTACCAGCCCCAGAAGCAACTCCGCCATTGCCAGTGCCGAGTAAAAATCTATAACTGAAGTTGGATGAGCTACCATTTATTTTTATTTGACTGTCGCTAACATTGCTGGAACCAGCCCCAGTAAGTCTAAGAGAACAAACTGCGACTAAGTCTGTGGCATCTTGCGGAATAGAACTAAACAAAATTGAGGCTTGAGCTGTACCTAAAGTTTGGGACTGTATAAGTTTCATTAAGCGATTACTCCGTAAAGGGATGCTGTGGTTCCAGCTTTTAGGGTAGAGCTATTCGGGAACACCGAAATAGAGGTGATGGCACTTGTGCTTGCCCATCTGCCAGCAACCATTCCAACTTCCTCTTCGCCGTTATTGCGAATCGTTTGATAGCGGTCAAGTGTTGTTTTATGTTTATCTGTGGCAGAGTAATCCATAAATTGAATTATCACAGGAAGCCCGTTTGTCGTTCCCTGCCCATAAGTCCAACCAGCAATAAACATAGAAGTCTGAGAACTCAAAGCGTTAGATGCAACGGTGGTACTAAAGTGCCCTCTACCAACGACATAATTATAGTTAGCCCCTGTGTCTCCGTTTATCCTCATTGAAAAGCTGACATCGTCTGTTGTATTTATGCCAGTAAAAACTAAAATCAAATCTCGATAAGGGGTAGCAGGGATACTAGAAAATGAAATCGAAGAAGCTGCGGTGGCAAGAGTCACATTAGCTAGAGGTGTATAAGTAGGTGTTGGCATTGTTATCCCTTTATTCCGTAGAGGCTGATTCGACTGCCTGATTGTAACTCGTACCCCTGTGTGCGAAGTTCAATCGAAGTAAGTGCTGCGGTGTTGACGTATAAACCTGATGAGAGAACAACATCCGTATTATTTCTTGAAAAAGCCCTTAGTGTTTTATTTTTTGTTGTGCTGTATGCGTCAAGGATGTCAATAACTCCAGAACCTGGAAGTGTAGAGCTACCGTACACAGCAAAAATTGGCATACCGTCAGCATCGCCAGCTTCGCTTCCGCTTGTCACAGTTGAGCCATTTGCGAACAGTCTATGAGTGCGGTAGTTAGCGTTAGTTGTATCCCCATTTAGTCGTAGAGCAAACCAGTAAGCAGTTGAATTGAAAACAGCGTACCTAATCTGTAAATGCTTATAGGTGGATGAGTAAGTCCCTAAGCTGCTAAAGGTGACAGAAGAAGTAGAAGAAGAAATTAGTGATGTGGTAATAAGCTCATAGTCAGAGCTAAAGCCCCCTCCAGCCCCAGCAGCACTAAAAATACCTAACGCTGAGAGAGTCATTAGACCGCCGTTGCGTTACCAATAATGCGGTAAGAGTTAGCAGCAACACAGATAACAGATACAGCGTCATAACGCTGACCAATGCGGTAAGCGGTTCCAGCGGTTCCACGACCTGCAAGTGAGGTAGCTGTGCCATCACGCTGAATCGTGACTGTGCCGGCACCATCCTGCAAGATGTCAACACGCTCGCCAGCCTGGAAAGCTGTGGCTGTACCGATAGTCACTGTGACTGCTGAGGCGTTGTCAAACTCTAGGATCTTGTAGCGGTCAGAGCTGGTGACAGTGTAAGCGGTGACAGTAGAGGCAGTTAGTGTGACCTCGTTGCTCAGGTATAGGTTTACATCAGCAGCAGCTAGGACTTCACCAGCGGTAAAGGTTTTTCTTGGCATTGGGTTCCTTTTGTCTTAGTTTAGTTTACTACTCGTAAGCCAAGCGGTCATTGTCCAGCTCGCCAAGCACAGGGTCATTCAGGATAAAGATGGCGAAGTCAAGGCGTTCTAGGCTAAAGCTGATGTTCTTGCTACCTGGGTTCCAGTCATGGTTTACACCGATGATTCGGCAGTATTGCTCGATGGCTGGTGGGATGTCAGAAGGCTCAAACCTAACCTGCACAATGTCACCAATCTCAAGGTCAAGCACAGCATTTTGATTAGCCTCAGTCAGGGTGTCTAGGACAACTGTGACAGTTTCAAATCTGTAAGCCGGTGCCTTGTACCTGGCAAGCAGGAAGTCTGCAAGGAACTGTAGCTGGGATGGGTCTTGAATAAGCAAGCCAGTCTGTGACAAGGTTCTTGGGCCAAAGATGACCTGTGAGTCTGCATCCTCGGCAAAGGCAGAGTCAGGGATTGCATCAGCGTTCTCAAGGGCAATTCGGTTGTAAAGGTTCTCTGATCCGTAAACAATGTTGACATCAGCAAACTGGATGCCTGTGTAAACCCCTGCAACTACCTCATCGCTAAAGACAAGGTTGGGGGTGTTCGGCACAGCGTTTCGCTCTCGGTAGGTAATCTTGCCGTCTTTTGCCAGAAACAAAGTACCAAACTCAGAATCAGAAACAAGTTGCAGATACTCAAGAGCTGGGGTGCTCTCTGCAACCTCGGCATCAAGCATTACAGAGTTTCCAGCGTCAATGTCCCTTTGGTCTTCTGGCCAATCAACTTCTGGCCTATCAAGCACTGCATTTATGCGAGCACCGGATAGCTGAGATGTTGGGGTAAAGGCCTCAAGTCCTGAGTTAGCCAAAACAGAAAAGGCATCTGATACTGAGATCTGTACCACAGACTGCTTGCCTGGCTCATACTGGATGTCAAAGTCGTCAATGAAGCCTTGAAAAACTGGATAGTTGTTAGCAGATACCCTGACCGAGCGTCTTGGAATTAGCTGACCATAGTAAGGTCCAGCCTCGTAGAGGGGGTCAAACTCTCTATCTGAGTTGTCAACAGTGATGTTTACAATTCCAGCGTCAATGCGGTCAAGGGCATTGTTCTTGCCTCGGCGTACTGTAGTGGTGACAAGCCTGTCGGTGATGTCAAAGAATCTCTCGCCACCAAGGGTATAGCTGGTATTGTCTAGCACACCTCTTGTAGAGCTGTCTAAGACAAAAGAAAAAGGGTCACCCTGACCAAGGTTTAGACCTAGCTCAAGTTTGACTGCTGGAGCTGCCACTAGGCACCCTGCCAAACAGCACCAGAGGTACGCTCGTAGGCCTTGATAGCGTCAACAATAGCTTTACCGATAGTCGAGCCTGAGCCAACTCCACCATCTACATTTATGTTGTAAACATTTTGCTGAGTGCCTGTGCCAAACAAAGAATTGGTGCCTGTTGTTGCTATTTGTCCTGCAAGGTTGCCAAACTCTGAGTAGCCAGCGTTGATGGCAGATAGTCCACCAGGTCCACCCATCACAAGTGCCTCGGCTAGTCGAGCACCTGCTAGAGGTCCAGCAGAGATTACCTGTTGTAGCAATGTTGAGTTGAGTCCCATGCCAGCTAGACTCTGCACATTAGCCGAGAATGACCTGAGCTTTACAAGTAGCTTGTCCATGTTGCGAGTGATTGAGTCTGTAGATCCACCAAGCTGAGTTATGTCAAAGGCTCCAAGTATTGAGTTTTTGATGGAGCTAAAGGTGTTCTTTACTGCATCTGCAAATGAAGCATAGGCTCGCTCTTTAGCATCAAGAGCATCTTGGACAGAGGTGTCTGTGATTGGTTCCTCAACAGCGGTGACTGCCTCAACTGCTGCATCTGCAACTATCTTGAGGTTCTTTTCCATGTTCTTTAGGTTCTTAGTCAGCTTGCCGTTGTTTTTAGTAATGGCTTTGAGTGCCTTGTTTGCAGCAGCAACTGGTTTGGCCCCAGAGGTAAGTCGAGCAGCAAGCCCCTCACTTACACCAGCAGCAACTAGCTTGGCTTGCTTTTTGACAACAGTAGCTTCACGCTTTAGCGTTTCGCCTAAGCTCATCTTTTTAGGCGTACTTGCCCCACCAGTTGTTGAGTCAGGTGTCAGTGCGTCAATTTCAGCCTGGTTTGATTTGGCATCAAAAGCTGAACCACCAAAAGAACTTGCCACTTGTCCAGCAGTCTGGCGAATAAGTGTGTATTTGGTTGTTATCTCTTTAGGTAAGTCGTCAAGTTGCTTTCTTAGGATTCCAACTTTTCCACCGACAGCCTCAAGTTCATCACCAAACTTGACTACACCACCCTTTGCTTTACCAGCCCACTCGTTTGTGTTTGTAAAGGCAGCAACCAAAAGTGCCAGACCAGAGATAATGGCGACAATCGGAATAAGCCTTAGAGCTGTCGAGAAAATAGTTGTTGCTGTAGTGGCTAAGGTAGTTTGGGCAGTCACCTGTGCCATCCACCACTTGTTTAGTTGCAGTGCAACAGTTGTAATACCTATGGCAACCTGAAAAAGTTTGTAGGCAGTGTTTATAGCAAAGATGGCAGTTGTGACTTGGGCAATAGCTGTAGCGTTCTCAATAAAGAATCTTGCTGTATTCATCAAGTCTGTTGTCAGGGCTTTCCAGTCAACAGCCTTTACAGCAGCAACTAGCTGAGTGCCTAGATCTCTAGCCAAATCCCTAACAACTGGTAGTAGCTCTGCCATAACAGGCAATAACTGGTTGCCAATCTCAATCTGGGTATTACTGACCTCAGCCTTTAGGATTCTCATTTGGTTGGCAAGACCACCAGAGGTGTTGGCAAAATCACCCTGTGTCTTGCTGGTTGCTTGCATAAGCAAGCCATAACGAGCTTGGACCTTTTCTGTTTGAGTTAGCTCTTTACCAACCTCACCAATTCCATTGGCCATCGCATAGGCTTTGACCTCAGAGTCGAGCAGGTTGATACCAAAACGCTTTAGAGGCTCTGCTTCACCTGCAAGACCAGACTGGAATACTTGTAAGGCCTCAGACACATCTATGTTGAATACAGAGGCAAAGTCGCTGGCACGAGTCGAGATTTCAGCAATAAACTTTGAGGCATCGCCACCAGAGCCAACGATACGCTCGGCAAAGGCAGAGAACCTTACTGCTGCGTTATTGAAGTCAACCTGAGATACACCAAGGGTTGTTGCAGCAGTCTTTCCAAAGTCAATGATTCCCTTAGCTGACTTGCCAAAGGCAACATTGACAGCGTTTACAGACTCGGCATAGCTGGATGCTGTCTGGATAGTCTTAGCTAGACCAGCACCAATGGCACCAATGGCAACACCAGCTACAGCAAAGTTTCTGCCTAGTGATCCGACTGAGCTTTGTAGCTTTGCAAAACTAGCGTTAGCTTGCTTTAGGCCTTTAGGGTCAAAGCTGGTGAGGATGGGGATTCTAATTGCCATCAGTTGGCCTTAAGTTTGTAGTTGATTTTTTGTGAGTATTTTTCAATAGTTTTCAACATATCGAGAGCTATGTTGTCAACCTTGCCAGCTAGGGCTGGGTAAATGTAGCGAGATGGGATGCCACCAAGGTTGTCGGTCATGCCCTTACCTTGTCCGGTGATTCGATACTGGAAAGCCTGAGTTTGTCCACGCCTAACGACTGACCTTGATCTAGTTGGCTTTTGTCTGCCTGACCCACCAACTCGACCTCTGCCCTTGTATTCGTAAAGTAAAGCAGGGCCATGCATCATGGTCTTTCGGCCAGCCATGTCAGCAATCTCAAGACCTACTGCATCACCAGGTGATTCAACCTGCAATCTAACAAGGGGGATTGTGTCGCTGTAAATAGACTTTCCAAGTAGCAGTTGGGCACTTACCTTAGCACCAGCAAAGCGTGTGCGACCATAGTGATTCATGCCTGATAGCGGTGAGGATGATGGCAGGTTTGATTTAATGGCTGAAACTGCTGGCTCTGCGATCTGTCTAATGTCTTTGCGTAGTTCCCTGATTGAGCCTGGTTGCACAGCATCAAGTAGTTGCAGCATCTCTTTGACACCTTGCACTTTGATGGTGGTAATTGGGCTGGCCAATGAGGACTCCTAGATAGATTGCTTGTCTAATTCTACCCAAAAGAAAAACCCCCTTTTGGGGGGCTTATCTTTTTTGGCCTTGTTGATTCTTGAAAATCAAATACCGGCTAAGTGTCCAGAGCATTCTTTCATCGAGTTCTAACAACTCTCTAGGACTGATGCCAGTTTCGACTGCCAGAGATGCTATAAACCAATGAGCTGATTGGTCCCCTAGACCCTTTATGCTTTTGGGTCGTCAGAGGCCGATACGGAGAGAACTCCGTCAATCCACTCATCAAATGTTTTAGCAGTTGCCTTGGTGCGTGTTTCACTTGCCCAAGCTAGGAAAAGCAGGTGAGTGATTTTGAGGTCTTTGTCTAGGTTGGCAATGGAGATGTTGAAATTGCTTTCAAACTTCACCATGTCAGATGCTAGGCAGGTGACATCTTTAGATTCACCAGGCTTGTCGCTGAACTCTACTTGTAGGTTTATTTTCATGTTCTGAGCCTAACAGCTTACGCTGCTGTACCTCTCACGATTTCACCTGTTGTCGGCCAAGACACACTGAGTGTGGCTAGATCGCCGATGCTTCCTGCGTAAGGCTGGTACTGGGTGACTAGGCAGTCAAAGCGGTACTCAGGGTTTGTAGCTGAAACTGCTGTTGATAGAGGTGAGATTTTTACTGCAACTGTTGAACCCATAAGTGGGAATAGTAGGGCATCAACTGAGCCAGCAGCAAAGTCCTGCATGAAGTCAAGTGATACTGATCCACTCTTTAGGCCACCAATGCGTGTGCGGTAGGTGCTTCCAAAAGCGGTGGTTTCAATCTCATCGGCTGTGATGTCAAGGGTGACTGAGTTGATTGAGGTGCTGAGGTTGGTTGTTCCAACTGTGATTTTGTAGTCTTGTGCAAAAAACTTTGCCATGTTGTTTCTCCTAGTTTGCTATGACTGTGACTGTGAAGTCAGCAGCCAGGTATGTGGTGTCGCTGATGTTCAATGAACCAACTGAGTCCATTGAAACAACTCGGCAGTCGTAGGCATTACCACCAAGCGTACTATCTGATTCTACTGCACTTTTGACACTACTTGCCCCTGTGCTGATGTAGGCATCTAGCCGTCTTTGTGCCTCACGCTCGGCAGCTCTGCCAACAATGACAGTCACTGCAAAGTTGTAAGTTGTCATGCCTTTGTTGAAGGCACCATCGTAGGAAACAGACCTTAGACCGACAATGGCAATAGGTGGGTTTGGTAGGTCAGGAACCTCGGCTGCTGTGCGTAGGCCTGAGATAGTTGCAAGGTTAGTGGCAAGGGCTTGCCTGATTAGGCTAATGCTCATTAGCCAAAGTTCCTCATAATCCTGTAAGGCATAAGTAGTTGCTCAACATCTGGGTCAAGGTAGCGACCAACTCGGATGGCACCCATGTCACCAAATCCGGCAACACCGAGAGGCGAGTCCAGACGCTTGAAAAGTCTTGATGACTGAATCACACAGGCTTGCTTTACAGCGGTTGGTACAGATGACCAGCCCCAAGTGCCAGTGATTTTTACAAGTGCCTGGTAGTCAACAACTGGCCAAGTGTAAGTGTTGACAGCTCGGATGCCAGTGTAAGGGGAATAGAGTCCATCAGCTCTGCTGTTTACAGGCTCAAGCTGGTAGTCGGTTGCAGCCCACTCTGTGTAGGTGTCGCCAATCTCATCGGTGGACTCAACCTTGGTGACTGTGATTGCATCGTCAATAATTAGGTTGATGGCATCGGTGGCAGCAAAGTTCCTTACAGCCGTACCTGCGTTAGAGAAGCTTCTAGCTGTGAAGCCGTCAATAAGTCTTGAGGCAGACTCGATTGCTGCTTCTAGCAAAGAATCATCAACATTGTCCGAGATGCGTAACGAGGCCTTAACCTCTGAAAGTGTGGCGTAGCCTTGGGTGATTGCCATAGTAGTCCTATCTTATCTCCTAAAAAGCATACGCTCTTTGATGGCTGTAGAGCTGATGCCTTGTGTGTATGGGATGTAGATCAAGGCAATGCCTCGCTCATCTAGCCAGTCTTGGTCAAACTTCATCTGTGCGTAGTAATCACGCCTAGCCCAGTCTGTGCCAATGGCAATGATGTCGGGCCAGACTTCCTCGATGCTTGGCTTGCTGTCGGTCCCACCTGTGTTGGGGATTACCTTGTCAACATACCTGCAAGCAAGCAGCACAGCCTCTCGGTCTGCGTAGCTTATGACTGGTGGCTTGCCCTTGTATTCCTCAATAAACTCATCGGTGTTTAGGGATACCACAACAGGCCCAAGCTCGGCACAGCGTTGCAAGAACCTAGCGTGACCTGCATGGAATAGGTCAAAGGTGCCACCTGTATAAACTAAGCCCACGAGTTTTCACGCCTTATCTTTAGACTCCAGTTGCCCTCGCTATAATCGTTGTTGGCAACCTTTGACTGATAGAGCCGTTGATTAGCCTGAAAAGTCCTATTGTTTTTTGCTTCGTTGCCCTGCAAGCTAGAGCTGTTGTTGTGATTGACAATCGCCTCAATCCTTTTGACAGATAAGCCAGCGTTCCTGATTCGCCTCTCATAGTCATCATCATCAAAATAAAGGGGATACAGTCGCTCATCATAAAGCCCGACCTGCTCAACTACCTTTTGACCCAAGACGATACAAGACCAGTCAGGCACGATGTGAGGGAAGCACAAGCCATCGGGGTCAGCATCTTGAGCGATGATCTCAAGGGCACCCTCACCAAACCAAGCATCATCATTGACTAGCACCCAGTAGGGGGCATAGGGTGTTGACTTTACTATCAGGTTCCAAGCACCGACAAGACCAAGGCCAAAGGGCACTCTAATCATCCAGAGGTTTTTTACTTTGTCCGGCTGGCTAGGTTGCCAGGTGTTAGTGCCTGAGTTGTCAACAATGACAAGATGCTCGACTGGGTAGTCAATAGAGTCAAGTAGCCTCTGGGCTAGGTCAAACCTTTTTAGGGTTGCAAAGCCTAAGACTGGAATCACTTGAGTAGTTTCTTTAGCACCGGCATCCAGTTCTCTTGCCACACCTTTTCATGGTCAAAGGCTTGAGCAAACTCAACAGCCTTAGCTGACTTGCCCTTGCCCTTGGCATAAGCCTGTTCCAATGCCTCTACTATCTCTGGGACTGATGGGATAGTCCAGAATGAGTGCTGTGCTGGATCATAGAGTGGCTGACCTGAAACAACCCAGCCATCTCCAACTAGCTCAGGACTAGCAGCAAACTTGCTAACAATTACTGGCACACCAACTGCTTGTGCCTCGACTGTTGGTATTCCAAAGCCCTCTCCATAGCTTGTTGCCAGCATGACATCCCAGCTTGAGTAGATACCTGCAAGGGTTTCTTGGGACATCCCATAGCGGTAGGCAAGTGGGTCAGGGAAGGTCATGTTGTCAACTGGGATACCTAGCAACTGACCGAGTGCAATAAGGTTCCAGCCATGAGGTGAGCTGGGGTCTGCGTGGATGTAAAGCATGGCATCTTTGTGCTTTCGAGCAAACATAGCAAAGGCCATCATGTTCTCTGAGTAGGCTTTGCGGTGCAAGATGCCCGATGACTTATTGGCAGCGTTCATGCCAACAACAAAACGACCATCCTCAAAGCCCATAAAGTCGTCAACCTTTTGACCCTCAATGGTGTCAGTGAACTTGAATACTTTGGTGTCAATGCTGTGAGGTACATAGTGGCCCTCAACACCAGCCTTGTTTATCTGCTCTAGCCCAAACTTGCTCATAGCAAGTGGTGTCACATTTTCCTTCTGCAACCACTTCAATACACCTGGTGGGATTGGGTTGTGATCTATCGGTGTCCAGCTTGCAATTGGGATAGTGTCATAACCCTTAGAGTTCAAGACCCAGACATCGTAAAGGGTAATCATTAGGTCTGATTGCTTTTTGTTTATTGCTTTCCAGTGCTTATGGTGAGCTGGGGCCACATCATTTGAGTAAGCCTCAGAGCCTCTGGAATAGACAGGAATGTCGCCGTACTCGGTCTTGTAGGTTGTGTTGATTCCCTCATTGCCGTAGTTAGACAAAGCAGCAACATCAGCACCATCACGCTTTAGCAGTTTGACTAAGGCATCTGTAGCTTGGCCATAACCGGTTGGCTGTCCTGGTGAGTTGCTAAAGACGGATACTGTGCCTTTTAGTTTTTTCTTGCTCATGTAGGTTCTCTCTCTGTTGCGATAATCCTAGCAAAAGACAAGCCCCAAGCGAACCTACACGCTTGGGGCTTGTCAGCTTTTGAGCTAAGGGTTTAGCTTGCTCCACCCTTGAAGTACCCAATGTGGGTAGCGTGGGTTAGTCCACCATCAAGACGGATTAGGCCTCGGTAGGTGACTGTGTCAGTGTTGAAAGCGTAGTCTGCTGACTGGTCAACACGAATACCACCTGCAACACGAACCTTGAAGCTTGGTAGGTGTCCAAACAGTACCGACTTAGCGGCTGTTCCTACTGCTGCAACATTTGGGTTCTCGTACACTGGGTAGCCAAGCAAGGTTGCTGGCTGTCCTGGGACTGCTGAGTTGGTCCAGATGTAGTTTCCTGCACCATCCTTTAGCTTGCGAGCTGCTGCGATACCTGACTTAGCCATCTGGAAACCTAGACCTGGAAGCACACGAGCACCATCTGCGATGCCGTAAACAAGGTCAATTAGGTTCTCGTAGGAAGCTGCACCAGATACTCCGGTTCCACCAGTCACTACTGAGCCAGCGGCTGCAGATAGCTTTGTGGTTAGAACTGAGTTTGCCTGTAGACCAAGTGAGGTTCCAAGCTGCTGTGCGATGTAGCTAGTGATGTTGAATCCAGCGTCAGTCACAAGTTCCTGAGCAACCTGCACTAGAGCACCATACTTCTCAGCACCAAGGGTGATGGATGAGAAGGTTGGGTTGGACTCTGAGATGGTTCCTGCTGCTGCAACAGATCCAGCGGATGAAGTTGCGGTGACAGTTGGGATGACTAGGTTCTCACCAGAGGTGGTGTTAAATACCTCAGACACAGTTAGCATTGGGCCAACTAGCTGGGCAATCTCGAATACCTGGTCGTAGAAGCTCTGTCCAACAGTGTTGCTGGATGGAACTAGAGTACGAGCCTCACGAGCGAACTCGTATCCACGAACTTCACCTGATGCGATTGAGCGAAGGATGTCAGCGTCAGTGTTTACTGCTGCTGTTGATGGTGCGAATGAAGCTGCTGCCTCTGCTGCACGAGCTTCGCGATCTGCGATTGAACGAGCAGTTGAGATAGCGGTGTCGGCTGAGTCGATGTCAGCTTCGATACGAGCAATCTTCTGGTTTTCTTCTGCGGATAGGCCACGCTTCTCAGCCTCAGCAATGTCAAGAACTTCTCTTGGCTGTGCGATGAGGTTGTTGCGAGCATCCATTTGTGACTTGATAAAGTCAGACATGATTCTCCTGTAGTTAGTTGATTAGGGGTTCCTGCGGTGCTGACACTCAACAGACACAGCGGTGCTTACACTCAACCGTTGCTATAAGTTTACAAGCAGAAAAAAACCCCAGCTCAGGAAGGGGGCCGAGCTGGGGCTAAAAACTCTTTAGCGAGTTTCTATTGGACTGGTGACCCTAACTTCTTTGGCTGGGTTCACCGAGTTCTTGTTGTCTAGTTCCCAAACTGCTTGGGCTAGATCATCAGCTAAGTCTTTGACTACACCGGCTGATGGGTTGCCAGCGGTTGCAAGGATAGCTGCTTTGATTTCATCTTTGGTTGCCATGATTAGATCCTTTTCAGTAATAGGTCAAATTGCTTTTTCTTTAGGTCTAGCAAGTCAAGGCCGTTGTCAATAACTTCCTCGACTGCTGGATTGGCCTTTAGCTTGTTGACAACCTCGGTAATCAAGGTTGCGTTTGCCTCGTCTAGTTCCTCACCGGACTCTAGCTTAAGCAATGCATCTGCAAGTTGGTCAGGGTTGATGGTCGGCTGTGAGCGAACTGTTGCGGTTGTTGCCTCGTAAGCTGGAAAACTGACAGTCGAGGCACAAGCAGTTGGTGTGCCAGTAATTGTTAGCAAGTTTGCTGCTAGTCCTGAGCTAGTTGGAGATGGCTGGGTTGTTTCAGGTCAGCCACTCTACGATCCAGCGCAGCACTCATTCTGGACTATCCCATCGGTGCCAGAGATTGTTGAGGCATTGGAACAGGCTTATGCCAAGGGCAAGGGCAAGTCAGCTAAGGCTGTTGAGTTTGCTCAAGCTTTTGACCACGAAAAGGTCTGGCAAGAGAACTGGATGCCAGTGCTA